AACGAGGGGTGGGGGGTGGGGGGGTGCTTACCCCTTAGTCATAACGGGACCCTAATTTTTAAGACATACACACGTTTAGTACATGTTATACTTTCAGAGGGGATGGTTAAGTAGCCGTTGAAGGATGCAGTAAGTTACTAGTTTTGCTACTTTCTGGGTAACAGCTTTTAATCTGCCAAATTCACATCCCTCCATACCCCACATGGAAAACGTCCTATGCCATACAAAGATCCAGAAGTTAGAAAAGCCAAACAAAAAGAGTATTCAAAAAATTACTACGAAAAAAACAAAGATACACACATAAAAAAAGTAGGGATCAGAAAAAAAGCCCTCAGAAAAAAATGGCTAGAATTCAAAGCAACCCTTCACTGCGCACACTGTGGCGAGACACACCCAGCAACATTTGATTTCCATCACGTCAAAAAAGACCTAACCAACAAAAAAGTATCTAAGCTTTTACAATGGCAAAACTACAATGGCGCACGAGAAGAAATAAAAAAATGCATAGTACTCTGTGCTAACTGCCATAGAAAACACCACTTCTACGAAGAACGTGGAAAAAAATTCCTATAAAACTTGCATAATATACGCATACACATTACAATCAATTTATACAACAGGAGAATCTTATGAAAAAACCTAACCCATTCGCAAAACTATTTGGTGGTAAAGAAACTAAAAAAGAAGAGGCTGCAGAGAAAAAACTCCCAGCTAAAACTTATGCCAAGGGCGAAAAGATGGAAGAGTCCAAAATGGCTAAGATGCCTAAGCCAAAGCCACCAATGAAGAAAGCTAAGTAAAATGGCTACTAAAAAGAACTGGATTGCTGACGCAATTAAAAAACCTGGTGCTTTACATGAAGACCTTGGAGTTCCTAAAGGTAAAAAAATTCCAGCTAAAAAACTAGAAGCTGCTGCATCAAAAGGCGGTAAAGTAGGACAGCGAGCTCGTTTAGCTGAAACACTCAAAGGATTTAAAAAGTGAAGCGCCATAATTTTTTCTTACCAGAAGAACTGGTAACAAGTCTAAAAGAAGAAGCAGCTCTTAAAGGACTTACATTCTCTGAAGTTATTCGATTAGCACTAAAGAAGTTTGTAGATGAACGAAGAGCTCAAAGATCTAACTAACCCTGATCGCTTTTTGGATATTCCTCCTGGTTTAGTTGCCTCAATAGCAGCTGGGATAGAAGACCCTAAAGAAGTTGCATCACGCAATGGCATCTATGGCGAAGCTTGGGAGAAGTTGTCTAAGTGGAAACCATTTCTTGATGCAGTAGCAGCGCAGCGAGTAGAGTTCGAGCAGTCTGGATATACATTCCGTGTTAAGTCTGCAATGAAAGCAGATGTTTTGTCGGATGAGTACTTTAAAAGGCTTTTACATAACGAAACTTCGATTGTTCAGCTACAAGAAGGTGTTAAAACATTCACTAAACTGGGTGATTTAGAGCCAAAATCGAATGTTCAAGCAGTAGCAGGACCAGGATTTTCGATCAGTATTAACTTTTCAAGCCCTAAAGAGTCCAATATTGTTGATATAGAAGCCACAGATATTGTTGAAAAAGCCCACGTTAAGACCCCTAAAACGGTCAAAAACGACAAAAAACAGGTCAAAAACGACAAAAAATGAGCCATTTAAGCTATACACCACCTAAGTCAGTAGAACCATTTTTACAGTCAGAAGCCTTCATTTCATTGATTGTTGGGCCTGTGGGTAGTACAAAAACGACTGCGGGTATCATAAAAATAGCATATCACGCTTCTAAAATGGCGAAATGTCGGGATGGTATTAGACGATCAAGAGCAATATGGGTGCGTAATACAAGAGAGCAGTTGCGGGATACAAGTATTCCTGACGTGTTAAGGTGGTACCCTGATGGGCAGGCTGGGGTATTTGAGAAAACCAATTATAAATTTATTTTAAAGTTTAATGATGTTGAATGTGAAATACTATTTCGTGGTCTGGACGATTCTAATGACGTTAGGCGGTTACTGTCTCTCCAAGCTTCTTTTGGCATACTGGACGAGTTTCGAGAAATCAACCCCGACATCTTTAATGCGTTACAGGGTCGTCTTGGCCGTTATCCTTCTAAGCTGGACAATACCGTGGGCTGTGTCACTGATGATGGTAGTCCTAATGCTCACATATGGGGGATGACAAACCCTCCAGACATGGATACGTTTTGGGAACAGTTTTTATCTGAACCACCAAAAAATGCGGAAGTGTTTTTCCAACCAAGCGGGCTTAGTGCCGAAGCAGACTGGACTGATTTCTTACCTGAGGGTTACTACGATAACTTAGCAGAAGGTAAAGCTGAAGACTGGGTTGATGTTTACATTAATGCGAAGTTTGGTAAGTCGCTGAGTGGGCAGCCAGTATTTAGAGCATTTAACTTAGACATGCATGTTTCAAAAGGGCCGTTGAGCTACATCAAGTCAACCACGCACCCTCTGATTTTAGGGATGGACTTCGGGTTAACCCCAGCCTGTTCGATTAGTCAGATTGATATGCTAGGTAGATTTTTAACTTATGCTGATCTTGTTTCTGACGGGATGGGTACGCTTAGGTTTACTAGAGAAAAACTAAAACCGTTACTTGCTAACAAATTCCCAGGTATGCCCGTGTTAATTATTGGAGACCCTGCAGGTACGCAAAGAGCTCAAACAGATGAGAGAAGTGTATTTGATATTCTTAGACAAGAAGGGTTCAGGGTTATTCCTGCAAAGTCGAACTCGGTAGTAGCCAGATTGTCAGCCGTTGACTCATTGCTTACTAGAATATCTGATGGTAAACCAGCGATGCTTATTGATCCAAGTTGTAAAAATCTAATTAATGCCTTACGAGGTGGTTATAGATACAAAATTAAGAACACTGGTGACGTTGATGATAAACCAGAAAAGAATAAGTACTCTCACATTGCCGATGCGTTTCAATATGCATGCTTGCATGCTGACGGTAATTTAACTGGTGAAGTACTAGCCACTAAACGAAAAGAAATTCAGAAAAGTAATTACCTTTGGGTTTAAGATTGACACTAGAGTATAATAGTAGTATAAAGAAACATAATCACACAAACTGTACATATGCCTGCACTTAATATTACTAATGCTACTGCTCCAGGAACTACCGTACTAGGTGGTATAGTTCCGTTAAAATCTGTAAAGCAGTTACAGGATGAAGAGCGTCGTGCTGCCGTAACAGCTAACAGCGAACCAGTAATTCAACAGTTATCAGCATACATTAAAGGTAAGTGGGTTATCGCTCGTATGGCGAAAGAATATACAATTGAGCAGAAGATGCTTAAATCAGTTCGTGCACGTCGTGGTGAGTATGACCCAGATAAATTAGCACAACTTAGAGAACAAAACTCAGCAACAATCTATATGATGCTTACAAGTAATAAGTGTCGTGCCGCTTCTAGCTGGCTAAGAGATGTGTTACTAACAGGTGCTGACGATAAACCTTGGAACCTTAGACCAAATCCAGTACCAGAACTTGAGCCAGATATCCTTGTTAATTTAATGATGAAAGCCCAAGAGAAGTTACAGCAGATACTAGCACAAGGTGTAAATCCTTCAGACCAAGAAGTAAAAGAAATGCTCCTTGAGTTAAAAGATGAAGCGATGAGACATCTTACGGATATTGCTACAGATACAGCAGAGCGTATGGAAAAGAAAATGCACTCTCAGTTGTTAGAAGGTGAGTGGACTACAGCTTTTGCCCAGTTTATTGATGATTTAGTTACGTTCCCCTCAGCCATATTAAAAGGTCCTGTGGTGCGTAATAAACCAATGTTGAAGTGGGTGCAAGACAAACAAAGTAAGGAATGGGGTTTAGATGTTCAGAATACGCTGGCTTTGGAGTGGGAAAGAGTTGATCCTTTTATGCTTTATCCTGCCCCTGATGCATCTACTATTAATGATGGATATTTAATCGAACGACATAAGTTATCGAGAGGTGATTTAGTCGAAATGCTTGGAGTGGACGGATACAGTGATGGCGCAATTAGACAAGTTTTGGAAGAGTACGGCAAGGGTGGTTTACGGGATTGGATATATATTGACCTCACAAAAGCGAATGCTGAAGGAAAGTCAACAGTTGCAGCAGGACAAAATCCTTCAGAATTAATTGATGCACTCCAATTTTGGGGATCTGTGCAAGGTAAGCTATTACGTGATTGGGGTATGACTGATGAAGAAGTTCCTGATCCGTTAGCAGAGTATCCGATTGAAGCATGGCTTATTGGTCGTTGGATTATCAAAGCAGTTGTAAACCCTGATCCTTTAGCTCGTAAACCATACTACAAAGCCTCATACGAAGAAGTTCCAGGGGCATTCTGGGGCAATTCAGTAGCAGACTTAGCCAGAGATACCCAAGACATTTGTAATGCCGCTGCAAGGGCTCTAGTAAACAATATGGGCTTATCTTCAGGACCACAAGTTGTATACAACATTGATAGACTACCTCCTGGTGAGAACGTAACTCAAATATTCCCCTGGAAGATCTGGCAAGTAACTAGTGACCCTACTAATGGAACACAAGCTCCTGTAAGTTTTTTCCAACCTGATTCACGAGCTAACGAATTGATGGCAGTGTATGAGAAGTTTGCTACTTTAGCTGATGAGTATACGGGTATTCCACGTTACATGACTGGCGGTAATCCTACAGGTGGAGCAGGTAGAACTGCTTCTGGTATGTCGATGCTAATGTCAAATGCTGGTAAATCTATCAAGCAAGTTATTGCAAACATTGATGAACATGTTATTAAACCTTGTATTGATCGGTTGTATTATTACAACATGCGTTATTCTGATGATCCTGATTTAAAAGGCGATATCCATATTCAAGCTCGTGGTGCAGCAAGTTTATTAGAAAAAGAATCAGCTCAACAACGCAGAAATGAGTTCTTATCAGTTGCTCTAAATAGCCCAGTTGTACAACAAGTAATTGGTATGGAAGGTATTGCAGAGTTACTAAGGCAGTCAGCTAAAACACTAGACTTAAATGTAGACGAGATTGTACCACCTGAGTATGTAGTTAAACAAAAAGAAGCTGCAGCACAAGCTAAGCAATCTGAAATGGAACAAGCTCAAATGCAAGAGATGGCTCAGAAAAATGGACAAGCTCAAGCAGGAGGAACACCACCTGCACCGCCAACTGGAGGAGCGCAATTAATGAATAGTGCACCAGTTACAAATAGATTTGAGAACCAAGGTTGACAAATAGTATAATATTGTATCTAATAGTAATTGTATAAATTAATTTTAAAAGGAGCCTAAAATGGCTGAGATTTTTAGTAAATTAAAACGTAATGGCAAAGACGAGTATGCTCAAGAGTCAGCAAAAACTGACGGTATGTCTAAAGGTGGACAAACTGGTTTAGGAAGTGCTCCAAGCATGAGCGAGTTTTGTAATTCCAAAGGTCCAGAATACAGACAAGAGTCTGCAAAAACAGACGGAATGTGTAAGTGAGAATTGATGAACGTGTAGCTAGATGCTTTACGTTCTTGCGGGGACCTGAGTTTAATCATCTCGTGGAGTACTTCAGAGCCAAACGGCAGGGGTCTTTAGAAATGATGGCGCAAGTAACTGATGCAGATAAGATTTACCGACTACAAGGCGAAGTCGGAGTGTACAAGGAAATCCTTGATACAATTGAAAATGCGGAAGCATTGATCGCCAAATTTAATACTAAGAGCAGACCGTAATTGGAGCTTAAAGTTTTTACAACACAGTAGCAGACCGATAAGCAATAAACACAGACCGTTAAGGCGGAGTGTGAGTAGCAGACGGAGCTAAAGGAGAGAAGATGGCATTACCACAGGCAGTACAACAACAAGTTGATGAAGCAGATCGTTTAGCAGCTGAACTTAATTTAAACAAGACCGATAACACGGAGACTAATTTAAATTTAGCATCAGATCCAGACCCTGCCCCAGAGCCGAAAGATAATGTTATAGAAGAGCAGCGAAAGCAAGCTAATCCAGTACTTGATGAAACGTGGTCTCAAAGATATCACACTTTAAAAGGTATGTATGATGCTGAAGTACCGAGGTTACATGCACAAGTCCGTGAGTTAAATACGCAAGTACAGACACTTATTGGAGATGTGGAAAGAGCCAAAGTACAGCATATTGAAACAGCGAAGCCTAGTGAGTCTCTAATCACTGATGAAGATAGAGAAGCTTTTGGACCAGATTTAATTAATTTAATTGAACGTGCTGCACAATCTAAAGTAGGAACTAGAGAAGCAGAATTAGTAAATCAGATTAAAAGTTTGGAAAGTAAGTTAGGTAATGTACAGGAAAAACAAGTTGTGTCTGATAAAGATAGATTCTTAACTGGATTATCTCAACAGGTATCAGATTGGGAAGTCTTGAACACTGATCAAGGTTTTTTAAACTGGTTACAACAAATTGACCCTGTTTATGGATTTCCTAGACAAGTAGCATTAACAAATGCATATGAGAATTTAGAAGTTACTCGTGTGGCAAACATTTTTAACGCTTACAAATCTTTAATTCCAGCAAAACCAAACAAACAACCAAACCAAGAACTTCAACGTCAAGTAGCACCGACTCGCTCACGTTCAACAACGCAGCCAGGCGATCAACAAAACGAGCGTTATTTTTCCGAGAGAGAAGTAGGGCAGTTTTATGAAGACTGGAGACGTGGTTTGCTCGATAATGACGAGGCGATTCAAATGGAAAAAGAAATTAATATAGCTGCTGCTAACGGGCGAATTCGATAGTCGAACTAGACGGTGGTAGCAGAAAGTTTTAAATAGACAATCAAAGGAGAAATTATGTCTACTGTTACCGCTGGCGCAACCTACCCCATTAACTCTGGTGGATTTTACGCACCTAATGGCGCAACCTCTTATGCAGGTACTGCGTATTCTGGAACTTTTATTCCTACCCTATGGTCTGGAAAATTAGCTCAAAAATTCTATGCTGCTACAGTTTTTGGCGAAATCGCTAATACTGACTGGCAGGGTGATATTTCTGGTATTGGTGATACAGTTATTATCAACACAATCCCAACAATTACAATCAATAACTACCAAGTTGGTCAAAACTTAGCATATGAAATTCCTGCTCCAAGCACAATTTCTTTGTCTATCAGCAAAGGTAAATACTTCGGTGTTAACGTCAACAACGTACTCGAATTACAATCTAAGCCTAAGTTAATGGATGTTTTCACTAACGATGCTTCTATGCAGATGAAGATTCAGATTGATAAAGACGTATTACTAGGTACATTCAACCAAGGTGCTTCAACAAACCAAGGTTCTGCTGCTGGTAAGATTTCTGGTGCTTTTAACCTTGGAACTGATGCTGCTGCCGTTACATTAACAGCTTCTAACATTCTTCAAAATATCACTGCATTGTCTTCTGTATTAGATGAAGCAAACATACCTGAAACAGATCGTTGGATCGTTATTAGCCCAACAGAGCGTCAGATCCTCATGCAATCTAACTTAGCTCAAGCTCAGTTTATGGGTGATGCAAGTTCAATCCTCCGTAATGGTAAGATTGGTATGATTGATCGTTTCACAGTTTATGTATCTAACTTGTTGCCACGTGCAGCAGCTACTTATAACTGGGATGGTACTCAGACTGGTGCTTCTACTTATGTCAAGCGTCACGCTATTATGGCTGGACATAAAGCTGGTATTAGCTTTGCTTCACAGATTGCTAAAGTAGAAAGTTTACAAAACCCTAATGACTTTGGTACATTGGTTCGTGGTTTGAACATTTATGGTTACAAAGTAACTCAGGTTGATGCAGTCGCTCTCTTAGTAGCAGCAGGTTAATATCTGGGTGGGGTAATACCCACCCTCTACATTTTTTAGGAGATTTAAATGACTTCACAAGTAAAATTAGTTCAGGTAGGTGTATGGCCTACTGAAGCCGCTGCCGCATCAGGGGGGGACCTTTCAGTAGTTGCGTTATCTGCTACTAATTCCCAAACTGCTACTGTTTCTGGCTCTGGTACAACCCAAACATCAACAACAGCGAGTACAGCGTTAGCTGGTGCTACATATCAAATTACTGCTGATATTATGAATTTTAGTACTGTTGGTACTACTTATAATACAGCACAATTAACAAACCAAGGTTCAGCATTTATTACTGTGTTTAACTCTGGTGCGAATACTGTATTAGTTTATCCACCTTTAGGCGGAACAATTAATGGTGCAGCAGTAAATATCCCATTTGGTATTGCAACAGCAAAATCAACTACTTTCATCTGTCCAGATGGAATTACTTGGTTTGCAGCACACGCAGGTTAATATAGGGGCCTAGGCCCCTTTTCGTATATAATAAGGCTATGGGAACATTAACAGCTAAGTATTTTATTGATAAAGCTTCAATTCAACTTTTAGACCAAGGTAATACACGATGGACTAGAGCTGAATTATTAGGCTGGATTAATGACGCTCAAAGACAAATTACAGTCATGTCACCTAATGCGACTAATAAAGTTGCAGTTGTAAAACTCGACCCTGGAACAAGACAAAATATTCCTGCAGATGGCTGGACATTACTAGATATTATTCGCTACATGGGTACTACAGGCACGACACCTGGAAGAGTACCTAGAATTGTTTCACAACAGATCTTAAATGACTTTAATCCTAACTGGCATGCAGCAGTGCCTGTAACAGTTCCGTTAAACTATATTTATGATCAACAAGATCAAACAGTATATTATGTTTACCCACCAAGCAATGGAAAAGGGTATTTGCAAATTAACTATTCACCAGTGCCAGCAGATGTAACTTCTGAAAGCAGCACACTTTATGTTAATGATATTTTTCAGACAGCAGTTTTAGATTATGTTTTGTACCGTGCAAACAGTAAAGATGCAGAATATGCTCCAGGGGTGGCTCTTGCAAGCGGTTATTTACAAACATTTATGGCTACTATGGGTGTTAAATCTGACCAAGAAATTAAAAACTCTCCGAACCAACAGTTGGATGGGCTTAACCCTGACAAACCAGGGAGTGGATCATGAGTCAAGCTTATGGATTTACTGTCCCCTATGATAACTTTTTACCAGAGGTTATGCAGTTTGTACCAAACGTAGCTGACCTTATTGCTGTTAATGCAATTAGAAATGCTTGTATTGAGTTTTGTGAAAAAACAAGATTTTTACAAATAGATATTCCTTATATTCCATTAGTCGCTAATCAAGCTTCGTACCCTATAGTTACACCAGCTGATACTAAATTTGTTTTACCAGAAGTAACTTACTATAACGATGTTTTGGTAATCCCTAAGTCCAGCGATGAGTTGGCTAGTATTTACCGTATGGCTGACTGGAGACAAGTGCAAGGAAATCCTGCATATGTAACTCGTTTAATTATGCCTGAAATTATCGTAACTCCTTATCCTGTTACTGTAACTGGCACGGATTATTTAAGATGTAGAGTTTCAATTGCACCTACTAGAGATTCTACTGAAATAGATTCAGAAGTTTACGAACAATTTTTAGAAATTATTAGTTTTGGAGCTAGAGCTCGTTTATATGGGACTCCTCAACAATCGTATTATGATAAAACCGCAGCAGAACAATATGCTAGGATGTTTAAAAACGGTATTACTGAAACAAGAACAAAGATCACAAAAGGTCTTTCACGAGACTCCGTTAGAGCAGAATTTCAGAGGTTTGTATGAGCGTAATTAAATTAGTTCAAGGTGATAATCTACCTTATATAAAAATGACTTTGTATCACCCAGATGGTACAGTTGTTGACGTAAGTTCTGCCACAGTAACAGTAAAGTTTAGAGCTATAAACTCAACAACAGTACTATCTACTATTACTTGCACTAATGTAACAAATGGTTCAGATGGGTTGGTTATGTTTTATTTCCCTAACAATACTCTCAATGTAGATCCTGGGCAGTATCAAGGAGAAATAGAAATAAATTTTGCTGGTTTGCATCAGACGGTATACAATGTATTAAATTTTTTAGTAAGATCACAATTTAGCTAGGAGCAATTATGAATAACGAAATAGCAGGTTTTGGAGATAACGCAGTAGTAACAGTAGGCCGTAATAAAAAATCAGATGAACCATTTGGTATGGAAGGTATGTACAAAGTTGTTTGTCATGATCAAAATGGTAATGTGAAATGGGAAGATGAAGTTCCAAATCTAGTTGTAGCAGCTGGTAAACAGTTAATGCTAGATACCCTATTAAAAGGTTCTGCTTATACTGTAGTTGGCCCGTTTTTAGGTTTGACTAAGGTAAGTTTAACACCTGCAGCAGCTGATACAATGACTACTTTAGTTACTACAAATGCTGGTGAATTTACTACTTATACAGTTGGCGGTTCAGCAGTTCGTGGAACAGCATCATTTGCATCATCTTCATCTTCAGGAACAACTCCATCTAACGTAACAACTTCTACTGCTACAGGTATTGTTTTTACAATAACTACTGCTGGTACAGTTTATGGTTGCTTTTTAGTAACTGGAACGGGTGCAGTAAGTACACTAAGTAATACAAGCGGTACATTATATTCAGAAGGAAACTTCTCAGGCGGATCAAAAGCTGTATTAGTTAACGATACATTGACTGTTACATACTCTACAACCGCAACAAGTTAATCTTTATGGAGGCGGCAAATGACTTCTTGTGCAGTTGTCGATTCTACAGGGTCAGTAGTTAACATCATTGTATGTGAGCCTACTGACCCCGCTCCAGAGGGCATGTACTTTATAGAATACCCTGATGCCGATGGCAACTATGCAGGCCCTGGGTATTTTTGGAATGGTGTAAATTTTATTAACCCTAATCCGTTACCTCCTTCAGAACCACTACCTCCTCCACCATCAATCCCTACGGATAAATAATGGCAATAAAAACCGTATTCATCACTTCGGGTAGTACTTACGCAATACCATCGGACTTTGGTTCTTTAGTATCCGTAGAGTGTATCGGAGGTGGTGCGGGTGGCGGTGGTGCTGGATCAAGCTATTTTGGCGGTGGCGGTGGCGGAGCATACGCTAAATCAACATCGGTAACAGGACTTACTGCAAGTGGTTCTGCGTTTATTAGTATTGGAATGTTCGGTAGTGCTACTGTTTCAGGTGGTGATACATGGTTTAATGCCGCAACAAATGCTGCTCCTTCGTCTACATCAAATGGTGCTTTAGCCAAAGCAGGTTTAACATCTACAAGTTTTACAGGCGGTACTGGTGGAACTTCAGCTGCATCTGTAGGTGACACAAAATTCTCAGGTGGTAATGGTGGTGATAACGCTGTAACAGGGCAACAATCGTCTGCTGGTTGTTATCCAGGCGGTGGTGGTGCTGCAGGTTCAGGTGGTGCAGGTGGTAAAGGCGGTAACATAACAGGACAAAACGGAACTGGTGGTGGTGGTGGCGGTTCAGGCGGTGCTCCAGGTGCAGGTACTGCTGGTACCGATGGGTCAGGTTCATCTACATCAGGTTCAGGTGGTAATGGTTATGGTAACGGTACTTCGTTAACAGGTGGTGGAACTGGGGGAAACCCTAGTACAGCAGGTACAGCAGGGACTGGAGGTGGAGGCGGTGGATCACAAGGTAGCACTGGTAAAGCAGGTGGTACAGGTTCACAATATACTGCAACTGCTGGTGGAACAGCAGGTCCTGGTGGCGGTGGCGGTGGCGCATGGTATGGGCAAACAGGTGGTGCAGCTGGAACATACGGTGGTGGCGGTGGATCAGGCTCAACGTCAGGTGTTGGCGGTGCAGGTATTATTATCTTTACTTATAATACAACTACTAGCGGCACTGCTTATACTGCTTCAGCAACAGAAAACATTGGTTCAGCTGATTCTCAAACTGTAGTCTCAGCATATACTACTTCAGTAACAGAAAACATAGGTTCTGCTGATTCTGCAACTGCAACTACATCTAGTAGCTCAGCATACACTGCTTCAGTAACCGAAAATATTGGTTCTGCTGATTCTGCAACTGTTACAACAACTTACGGTATTACATTTACCGAAAACATAGGTTCAGCTGATACACCTACTGTTACAACAACTTATAGTATTACTGCATCTGAAAACATTAGCCCAGCAGATTCTGCGACTACAACTAACAATTCTGCATATACTGCTTCAGTAACTGAAAACATTAGCCCAGCTGATTCTTTCACTGTTACAACAACCTATGGTATTACATTTACTGAAAACATTAGCCCAGCTGATTCTGCAACTACATCTGGTAGCTCAGCATATAATGTTTCTGTAGCTGAAAACATAGGTTCAGCAGATACCCCTACTGTTAGAACAACTTATAGTATTACTGCAGCAATCGAGAATATTGGTTCTGCTGATTCAGCCACTACAACTAGTAATTCAGCATATAATGCCTCTGTAACTGAAAACATTGGTTCTGCTGATTCTGCAACTGTTACAACAACTTACGGTATTACATTTACCGAAAACATAGGTTCAGCAGATACTCCTACTATAGTAAGTGGTGGTGTATATAGTGTATCTGTAACCGAAAACATCGGAGTAGCAGATACTTCTACTGTTAGAACAACTTATGGTCTTACATTTACTGAAAACGTAAATTCAGTTGATACCCCTACTGTTAGAACAACTTATGGTATTACATTTACTGAAAACTTTGTACCTTTAAGTATACAAATAGGGTTAGGAACAAATTCTTATTCTGTTAGTATTACCGAAAATATAAGTTTAGATAACCAAGCTTTTATAAATCAATTAATAGATCTTTTTGTTGCAAAAATAAATCAAACATACGCAAGTGTAGATGTGGATGATATACAAGTAGTAGCTGAGCTCGTAAGTACTGATATACAGGTGGATCCTAGTGTTGGAGACATAAACGTAATATGATAAAATATGGAAATTGGAGATAAATAATGACAGTCCTATTCGCTAATAATGCTTCTGCACCTATTGCAAGTTCAATTACAACTTCTTCCACTACTATTACAGTATCAAGTGGGCAGGGGTCAGAGTTTCCAGCAATTACAGGATCTGATTATTTCATTGCAACCCTTGTAGATACAAGTAATAACATAGAAATTGTAAAAGTAACAGCTCGTAGTAGCGATGTAATGACAGTCGTTCGTGCTCAAGAAAACACCACAGCCAGAGCCTATGCAGCAGGTAGTTTATTAGAACTCCGTATGACCGCTGCAGTATTAACCAGCTTTGCTCAAATCTCTGGCGACCAAACATTCACAGGCACTAAAACATTTAGTAATACTATCGTTGGTAATATTTCTGGTAATGCCGCAACAGCTACTCTGGCGACTACTGCGACTACTGCGACTACTGCGACTACTGCGACTAACGCAACCAATGCTACTTTAGCAACTAATGCAAATGGGTTATTAAATACAAACTGGTCAACAAATCTAACACCGACAACAAATACATTTACTGGTTCTATTGCAACAACTACTCTTACAGTTTCGTCTACTTCAGTTGTAGTAAAACCTGGGTCAGTACTTAGTGGTACTGGGGTTACAGCCAATACTCAAATAACAAATCAATTAACTTCTACAGGTACAGCGGTTGTCAGCCCTACATTTTCTAGCGGTGGAGCAATTGGAGCATATACAGTAGTTCTATCAGCAGGTACAAGTATTGCGGTTGGGCAATTAGTTTCTGGTACAGGACTAGCAGCGGGTACAGTAGTTACTGCCGTAAGCGGTACATCTGTTACTTTCTCAAACCCATTTACAGTTCAAGCAGCAGGTACTTACAATTTCTATACACCAGGTGGCGTAGGAACATATACTGTAAATACTGCTCAAACAACAGCTAGTACTACGATTACACAGAGTTATGCAAAACTTTATTTTGTTTACAATGGAACTAATGTAGCATCTCTTGATCCTCTCGGTAACTTTATTGCCGCAGGTAATGTTTATGCAAACGGAACACCGTAATGACTCTGCAAACATCTGGCCCAATTTCTTTAGCAGATATCCAAACTGAGTTTGGAGGAAGTAATCCTATCGGGTTAAATGAATACTATAAAGGCGGCATATACGTACCAGCAAATGCTTTTGCCCTTAATGTACCCACTAATGGAGTTATATCACTAAATAATTTTTATGGGGCAAAGAAAACTTCATTTCAATCAGTAACATTTTTAAGTTCTACAACATGGACTGTGCCTGCTACTTTAGTCGGTAATTTAAATGTTTATGTTATTGGTGGTGGCGGTGGTGGCGGTAATACTTCTGATTACTGGGGTGGGCTTGGCGGTAATGGCGGTTCTGGTGGTATTGCATCTCAAAGTGTATCTGTAGTGGCTGGTTCATCTCAAACAATTACTGTAGGTGGTGGCGGTGCTGCAGGGTATTTTGGTTACGGCTACCCAAACAATCCTTATGCTGATGGATATCCAGGTGGTGGCGGTGGTCAATCTAGTGCCCTTGGAGTAATTGCAGGTGGTGGCGGTGG